CAAAAAGAGTGCGAGCGTGTCCATCGGCCCAAAGGGTCTGAAGCATACGATCAGCACGACCGGGAAAAGTCACACCACTGTCAGTATGCCCGGCACGGGCCTGTCCTACACGACCAGCTCCGGCGGGAAGTCCGGCGGCGCTGCCGGCGTCTCGGTGCCAGCTTCAGAGCGCCCGACCTCACCCAAAAGCAAGGGTGTGGCGCTGGCCCTCTGCATTTTCCTCGGATGGCTCGGCGCCCATCGGTATTATGTCGGTAAAATCGGCACGGGCGTGATCTGGACGCTGACGGTCGGCGTCTGCGGTATCGGTTGGATCGTCGATATTGTGACGATCCTGTGCGGCGGGTTCTATGACTCAAACGGCTGCGCCCTGCGCTTCAGCCCGACCGAGGAGGAACAGGAGACGGCGCAGATCATGGCCGACTATGAGGCCACCAGCGCGGCCGAGCTGTGGAGCCGTTGGGGCGACCACCTGAAGTATCAGCCGCAGAAGGATCGCCGCGCTCGTGCGCTTTCCGGCGATCTGATGCCCGACGTTGTAGACC